AGGAGCCAGGAGTGCGCCATGAAGTGCTCAACCGCGACGAGCCCTTCGGCTGCCGCGCCTGCTCCGGCACTGGCAAGAAGACCAACGTCGAGGGCAACACCCAAGAGACTGACTGCGACGTGTGCGGTGGTACTGGACACCAGCCCGAAGGCCGCTCCGAGTTCGCTGAGCCCGAGCGCGTCTCGACCCCCGTGGCGCTCGACAACCGCGACATGAAGGACGCAGAGCCCGACCTCGCCAAGAAGGACTACAGCGACGCAGAACGCGCTGACATGGCTGAGGCTGGTCAGGCACTCCCTGGCGGTGGCTTCCCCATCAAGAGCGTGAAAGACTTGCGCAACGCCATCCAGAGCATCGGACGCGCCAAAGACCCAGCCCAGGCGAAGGCCCACATCAAGACCCGTGCGAAGGCGCTGGGCCGTGAGGACTTGATTCCTGACAACTGGAAGGGCGCAGACGCTGAGTTGGTCAAGGCCGACGACATGAAGCACGACGCGGCTGACCTCGCAGCGATCCGCAACGGCCTCATCGCCACCATCAAGGCTGAACTCGACGAGATGGTCGCAGGCGACGAGAACGAAATCTGCGACGTGCGCGAACTGCTCACGACCCTCGAACTATTCCTCTGCTGGTGGACTGACGAAGCCTCAGAGAACGAAACCGAAGCCCCATTCACCGGATGGGATGAAGAGAAAGAAGGCGACACGATGGCCTACATCGGTCTCGGCGTATCAGCCGACCTCATCAAGAACGCAAGCGCAGAAACGGCGACCCCCGAGGTCAAGGACGAACTGCGCTCCGAAATCGTCAAGGCGCTGGGCCTTGAAGAAGTCATGACGGCTAAGGCTGAATTGAGCAAGGCGACAGAGGAGATTGAACTCCTAAAGGCCGCGCTCGACGAAGTGAAGTCAATGGCTGCACCTGGGGGGCCGGCACTCCGCGCCACCCGTGAACAGACCAGCAAGTCAGCCGCAGTGTTGGCCCGTGAGGTAGAAGCGCAGCGCTACCGCGCCCTCGCCGCACAGATCACCGACCCTGCACTCCGCAACCAGTACCTCGACACCGCTCGGGCCCTGGAAGCGAACTAACCAACCACTAACAAAGGAAACAGCATGGCACTCGCCGCTCCTTCCCTTGACCAGATGTTCGACGGCCTTGCGCCGGACGAGCAGGTCAAGCGCTTTGAGGCTTACAAGTCAGCCCTTAGCACCGTCCACGCGAACACCCTCAACGCTCACAAGCGCGGGGAAATTTCGTTCTCACCTACTACCGGCATCGTCAAGACTGCCTCGGCTGCATCGCGCATCGCTGAGCTGCAGGGCGAAATCACGAAGGCTGTCTCGGGCGACCAGTTGGCTGCTGTGCAGTCCTCGCTCGACGGTCTCGCCGACCTGCAGAAGGACTTGACCCTCACCAGCCCGTTGAACAACACGGTCTCTGGTGTCTCGGGCCTCGTACCGTACAACCTCGACCCCGTCCTGTCGTTGCTCATCCCGAAGGAACTGTACCTTCGCAACAGCATCGCTCGCATCAAGGCTCAGGGCCAGGCGCTTGAGTTCCGTCGCATCACTGGTGTCTCGAACGCCGGTGTCGGTGGTGTCGCCAACCTGTCCTCGTTCTTCTCCTCGACCTCGGCTAGCACCTCCTTCGGTGGTGTCTCGCTGAACCGTCCGTCGAAGATCACCTACGCCGCTGACAAGATTGTCAAGTCGTTCGTGGAACAGGGCCTCTCGGACTCCGTCAGCCTCCAGGCCGAGTTCGCCGGTCAGGGCTACACCGACCTCCGTCAGTTGTCTCACACCGCCCTCATCTGGTCGCACTTCCTCGCCGAAGAGCGCAACATGATGAACGCCGTCTCGACCGCTCTGTCGACCTCGGGCTTGACTTTCACCGCCGCTAACGACACGACCGGCACGGGCCTCCCTGCCACCTCGTCGTCGGCTGTGTACGTCACGCTCTCCTCGGCTTACGGTGAGACTGCTGGCGTGTCTGCCGGTACGGTGACGAACGCAACTGCTGGTCAGGGTGTCAAGGTGACCTACACGGGAACCATCCCCTACAGCGCTGTTGCTGTGAACATCTACGTCGTTGTCTCGGGTACGACCTACAAGGCCACCACGCCTTCGCTGGCCTCGGGCACCACGGCGCTGAGCTTCGCCGCTATCTCCGGAACCTACCCCTCCACCGACGGCTCGTACAACACGTACGCCGCTGGTGCGAACTCGGGCACGGGCTACGACGGCTTCATCAGCACGTTGGCGCAGTCGGGTGGCTACCAGGCGCAGTTCAACAACACCATCGGTTCGCAGACCGAGCCTGCTGGTCTCATCCAGGACGCTCTCGTGAGCCTCTACAACTCGACGATGGCTGACCCTGAGGTCATCTTCGTCAGCGCCGCTGTTCGTCGCGCCTTGTCGAAGGCCCTGCAGTCCACTGCAGTCTCCTCGACCTCGTACCGCTTCAACTACCAGACCGGTAGCGACGGCGTGTCGATTGGCGCGATGGTCACGGGTGTTGCCAACGAAGCCACCGGCACGATGCTCGACCTCGTGACGCACCGCTTCATCCCTGCCGGCACGATGGTCATCCACCAGAAGCAGTTGCCGTTCCCCGACTCCGGCGTGAGCCAGACGGTCGAGGCGCACAACGTGGTCGACTCGATGCTGATCGAGTGGCCGCAGCTCGGCTTCACCTACGACATCTCGTCGTACACCTTCGGTACGTTGGCCTTCCGCGCTCCGGCGTGGTCGGGCATCATCACCGGCATCACCGGCTGATAAAGCCAGCAGTCGCTAGGCATCGAGACAGGCTGTTCGCCGTCGTTGTCTAGCCCCCGAGGGTTGAGCAGGGCTAGGGTTTCACTCCCCTTCCCCTAGCCCTGCTCCCCTCCCAGTCGCAAAGGAGAGAGATGCGCCTCGTTGGATCCGACAACGCGCTCAAAGAAGTCACCGTCAACGAAGGCGCGGTAATCCCTCGCCAGAAGGACGGCACGTTCCATGTGGACGGGCAGACCGCTCGCGCCCTAGTCAAGTCCGGCGACTTCGCTATTGCCGGCACGAACTTCCGCAACGCCCGAGGCTTCCGATGCCTCGACTGCGGCTTTAACTCGCTCTACCGTGACCACTGCGGCAAGTGCGACGGCTCAAACTTAGAAGAGGCTTAAATGGTCGTTGCACCGTTCTTTCAGACTGAGGGCATCGTTGAGCCGTACGTCTCGCTCAACGAGGTCAAGTTCAGCCCCACCGCCTCGGCTATTGACTTCTCCAACCTCATCGAGAACGCCAGCCAAGTAGCTCAAGACCGCGCCCTCTCCGACCTCATCAAGCGAGCATCAAGCAAGGCCGACATCTTCTGCTACGGCCCCCTCGGAACGCTCAACGCCACCTCGAACACGGAGAACGGATGGTATCGCCCGAACCGTGACGGCAACATCACCTTCACGCCTTCCTACACCCCCGTCCTCGAAGTGATCGACATCCAAGTCGGCTGGGGCCCTGGCTCTGGCCTGCAGGAAATCACCATCTCATCGAGCAACGTCGCCATCGACCGCTACCAGTTCATCCTCACCGCCCCTACAACGCTGGGCCTCTATTTCGGCTCGCTCGGCATCGCAGGCGCTCGCTGGGGGTATCAGTCAAATATGTGGTGTCAATACACCTACATCAACGGCTGGTTCAACACCTTCACCACCGCCACCTCCGCAGCAGGCGCTACCACCCTGCACGTCACGGACACGCTGGGCCTCTACCCTGGCATGACCTTCACCATCTGGGATGGCATGAACGACGAGGTAGTCACGGTCGCCTCAGTCACCGCAACGACCATCACCCTCGCCAGCCCGACGCAGTACCCCCACGGATCCGGCGTGAACGTCTCCACAATGCCTGCCGCTATCAAGCAGGCGGTCATCCACTTCATCGTGGCGATGGTCAAGGAGCGCGGACAAGGCGGTCTGGTCATCAACGACATCGGCGAGCCCTCGGCTATCTCGGCCCGTAGCGAAACCTCCTACGAGGACGAACTGCGAGGTGAGGTTCTGCTTGAGCCCTTCAAGGTCATCAGTGGTCGCCAATGAGCCGCGAGACAGTACGCACCCAGTTCGTCAACTACCTCAACGCCGCCGGCATCACGCACCTCGGAAGCGTCAAGACCTTCCCCGCCAAGTTCACGCCTGAGGGCGAGTTCTACGCCAACGAAGACCCTGGGCATCAGTCCGGCGCTATCGTCTACCCCTACATCGAGAGCCAGCGCGAGAAGCGCATCGAGCTCACCGGCGCAACGGGTGGCGGCAAGGAAATCACCTACGAGGTGGTCTTCACCTGCATCTTTCGCTCGACCAAGCGCAAGACCGAGGACGCTGGCGCAGACGCTGAGGCCTTCATCGACAGTTTCACCAACGCCATCCGCGCCTCGAAGAACTGCGGCGGCAACGGGCCCATCTTCCAGTGGGGCGAAGGCTCCACAAGCGGCGGCGATGACATCGACGTAGTCGTCTACTACCCCAAGCAAATCAACGGATCTGCACAGGTGACGCAGGTGGTCTCCACCGTGCGCGTGTCGGTCATCGAAATCACCGCCTCGAACTCGTACATCTCGTAAGGAGCCCCATGTTCACCTTCACTGACAGCCAAGAGCGCATCTACCCCAACCTGCTCGACGCAGACGGCAACGTCCTCGTCGTTCAGCCTGGACAGTCCTACGCCCTCGCCGCCGACCCTGGCGATGGACGCTGGACGGCAGTAGCCTCTGCTCCTGTAGCACCAGCACCGGCAGAAGCCCCACAGAGCGCCCCAGAAGCCCCTGTAGCGCCCGAAGTCACCCCGACCGACCCAACCCCTAGCAACTAAGGAACCATCATGGCAGGCCCATTTCTCACAGCCAATAGTTACCTCGGCATGGTCATCGAGACCACCGAGGGAACGCTACCCACGACCGGCACGGTCTACTGGATTCCAGTCTCCTCGCCGCAAATCACCCCGAACCAGATGTTCCTGCGCGACGAAGCCTTGCGCGGCTCGCCCACGACGGTCTATGACCAAGTGCAGGGCGTACGTCACGATGACTTTGAGTTCAAGTCGTACCTCTACGCCGACACCTTCCCGACGCTGGTGCGCTCCATCCTCGGATCTACGGACACCGTGACCGGAGCCGGCCCCTACACGCACAAGATTAAGGTGCTCAACACCCCCTCGACCGGCTCACAGCCCCCGACCTACTCCATCCTCGACTTCGACGGTGCTAACTACTTCACCGTCACGGGCGCACAGGCTGACAGCCTCGCCCTGACCTTCGGAGCCGAAGCCGCTGCCGAAGCGACGGTCAAGTACTTGGGCAACCCGTACACGTCCTACACCTCAGCCCCGACCGTGTTTGCTACGCAGAGCCTCTCCGCCGAGCACCTCATCCCTGCCTGGGATACCGCCATCACCATCGGTGGCACGAGCTACACGAACATCACCACCGGCGAACTGACCATCAACCGCAAGACCCAGCCCATCTTCACGCTCGGTACGCAGGCTCCCTACAACCTGTTCGCCGGCCCTATCGAAGTGACCGGCAAGTTCACGATGGTCGTCAACTCCACGGCTGACGTGTTCTCGACCGGCTCTAGCGCCTACGGTCTGACCCGTAGCCCCGAGGCCATCAGCATCACGCTGACCGACCCCAACGACGCGACGAGCGGAACCCAGCACTCGGCGAACTTCACCATGAGCGCGGCGCAGATTCACAGCATCAAGCGCACCCGTGGCAAGGAGTTCACCGAGCTCGAAATCGAGTTCACCGCCAACGCAAACTCGACCGACGCTGCGACCGGCTACTCGCCCATCCAGACCACGTTCATTAACGCCCAGTCTGCCTCGTACTAAGAAAAGTAAGGGGATTAACAGTGCCACTAGTCGAACTACCTAACGGTCAGTCTGCCATCATCGCCAGCAAAGAGGAGATTACCGAGCGCACGTCTCGGGCCATCTCTCGGGCCTACATGAAGGCAGCCGGAACCGCCGCCAAACTCGCCTCGCTCGGCTTCGACGATGCTGACCCCAAGACCTGGGGCATCTTCGCCGAAATTAGCGACGAAGACCAAGCGAACCTCGACGGCTACCAGGCTGAGCTCATCGTGGGCCTAGTCAAGCAGTGGACACTCGGAGACCTGCCGACCTTAGAGACCGCGTTAGACCTGCCTAAGGCTACGTTTGACGCGCTCTCTGAGGCCTGCGGTGTCGAGTTCAACGGATCTACGCTGAGCACGGAGCCCGACGTAGACCCAAAAGCCCCTACCGCCGCCTCGCCAAACTAAAGGCGGCGCTCGAAGGCAAGACCACCGAGGTTGACCCCGAGGTGCTCGCCTTCTACCGTGAGCACAGGTTCCGCAAGACCTATGGCGGCAGTCACTCCGAGTTCATGGCTCAGCCGGTTCTGCTCACCGAGTGGATGCTGGCAGTGGCGGAGATAGAGCGAGAGGTAGCAAATGGCTGAGGTCATCGTCACAGGCATCGTGGACTTCGAGAAGGCGCTCGGGCTCACGAAAGAGAAGGCCAGCCTCGCGGCTCGTCAGTTCGTCACAGAGGGTGGAGACATCATCGCCGACAGCGCGAAGGAGCAATTCCGCGCACGTCCGGCAGGTTCGCGCACCGTGTCACGCACGGGTCGGGTCTACTACAAAGCGTCAGGCCCCTACGCATCCAAGCGACCGAACCCCACCATCCGCACCGGCAACACCCGAAACTCCATCCGCCGCGCCTACGTCCGAGACCTGGGCGCAGGTAAGTGGGAATCAGGAACGGGCCCCAGCACGTTCTACGCGCCCTACGTCGAGTTCGGCACTCACTACATCCACGCACCAGCCTTCCCCTTCATGGCGAACGGCACACGCAAGGCAGAGGACAAGCTCAAGGCACTCGCCGAGCGCGTCTTCCGCGAATCTATCGAATAGGACTGAACAATGGGGATGCTGCCAACAGTTGTAGCCACGCTTCTTGCGGACACCCGTGAATACATGGCGAAGATGGACGAGGCCGGCGCAAAGATGGCGGAGTTCGGCGGCATCGCTGAAGCATCTGGCGGCAGGATGAACAAGTTCGCCAACACAGCCTCGACCGCCGTTCTGGGCGTAGGAGCCGCCATCACCGCCTTCGGTGTGGACAAAGCCTTCCAGTTCCAAGAGGGTCTGGACAAACTGCAGAACCAGGCAGGGCTCACCGCCGACCAAGCCGACAAACTCGGCAAGGCCATCATGGGCATCTCAAACGCCACGGGGCAGAGCACCAGCGACCTCATCAACTCGGCGCTTGCCGTCGAGCAGGCCGGCATCAAGGGCAAGAAGGCTACGGACTTACTCAACACAGCAGCGCAGGCCGCCGTCGTTACCAACGCCTCAGTCGCCGACACCACGCAGGCCATCGTCGCCGCGCAGTCGCTCCAAATCACGAAGGGCATGAGCGTTCAAGACCTGACCGGCAAACTGGTCGCAGGGTCTAAGGAGTTCGTGGGCGGTCTAAAGGCAGAGGAAGCCATGCTCTCGGGGCGCGTAGGTGTGGCCCTCGCCGCGCACGGGCTCCAACTCTCCACCGTCACTGCTCTGGGCGCTGAGTTCGCTAAGGTCGGCCTGCCCTCTCGCTCCATCGCCACCTTCGCCACGGCGCTGAGCAACATCGAGAACCCGACCAAGACCTACACCAAGAACTTAGAGAAGGCGCGGCTGAGCCAAAACATCCTTGCCGCCGACCTCCGCCGTGGCGACGTTGGTGGGATGCTCAAATACATCAAGGAGCAGGCTGGCGGCTCGGCTGCCAAGTTGCAGGAGATGGTGAACGCCGTGTTCGGTAAGACCGGCGGAGCCGCTGCTTCGGATCTAATCAAGAACCTGCAGTCGTTTATCACCATCCAGAAGCAGGTCGCTGGCTCTGGCTCCGGCTCGCTCACTAAAGGTTTCGGCGAGGCCAGCAAGCAGCTCGGCGTACAGATGAAGATTATTGAGCAGCAGTTGGTCAACTCCGCTGCCCAGTTCGGTCTTGTCCTAATGCCTTACGTCAAGGACGCTGCCAACATCGTCACCGGCGCGATGAACTACATCTCAACGCACAAGGGCGCACAGACCGCGCTCGGCGAAAGTATTGCCACTGCATTTGCCGCAGCCCTCGCGGTCAAGGCCTCGAACATCGGTATCAAGATTGCCGAGGCTTTCGGTGTCGCCGTCGAAGCAGGAACAGCCGCCACTATCGGCGCAGCAGTAGCGACCGGCGTAGGCACGGCGCTCATCGCCTGGAACCTCGGCAAGCCAAGTCAAGCCTCGTTCAACAAGGCCAGCGCGGAGTGGAAGCAGAACAAACTCGGCGGCGCTTACGACATCGCGGCGCTTACGCTCAACACCCTCGGCAACGCCGTCTTGAAGGGTCTGTTCGGTATCAGCGTTAGCGGCTTCCCCATCCTCGGCCCGAGTTCGCCACGGCGCAACACTGGGCTCCCTGGCTACATGGGCTCGGCAAGCGCTCCTAAGAAGACGACGCACAAGGTGACTGTCACCGTGCGCGGTCATGGAACGATTGGCAAGTAATGGCTGAGTTCGACGCGGATCTAACTGGCGACAATACCGAATGGAACATCGAGCTCGACCTCGACCTGCTCGCCCAGAAACTAGCCACGCACCCTGCCTTCGTTAAGGCCCTCGCCATGCACGTCCGAAACGCCCAGACGAAGGACGTGCGCCGGATGGGGAACCTCTACGGAACGACCGCCCAGGCTAAGCCTGCGCCACCCACGACTAAGAGGCGACTGAATTGACACTCGCGACGCTTCCTGCCTTTGACATCTGGATTGCCTTCAACCCGACCGCCTCGGGCGCTACCCTGGCGACGGCGAACCAGCAGGCGCTTCCTGCCTCGGGCGCATCGAACACCTACTGGACGAACGTGTCCAAGTACGTCCGAGACTTCACGACCAAGACGGGAAAGCAGCACTACCTCGACCGCGTGGAAGCCGCCACGCTCAAGATGACGCTCAACAACCGCGACGGATTCTTTACGAACGCCTCAGTCAACGGGCAGAGCGCCGTCATCGCCCCTCGCCTGCCTATTGCGATAATGGGCACTTACAATACTATTTCTTACTCTGTGTATTGGGGCATCATCGACACGGTGACGGAGAAGGTCGCCGACCAGCTCAACTCCGACCTCGACATCGAAGCCTCAGACCTGACCAAGTACCTGAGCCTCAAGTATCTCTACCGCCCCTCGTTCTGGAAGGGCTACGCGCTCTCGGCCTCGACGCGCTCATGGTATCGGTGCTCGAACTACTCCGCCGTCACCGTCACCTCGGCGCACGGCAACGGATCTACCATCGTCTACCAGGCGCAGAACACCTTCAGTGTCGGGCAGGTGGTCACGATTCAGGGCCTCGCCGGTATCACCACGCTCAACCAGACCAACGCCACCATCACCGCCGCAACCTCGACCTCGTTCACCGTCGCCGCGTCCGTTACGGGTGACAGCACCTCGACCGGCCTCGCCTACCTGACTACGCTCTACGATTACGGCCCTGCAGGGTCAAACGGGTCGTTCGTCGGGCAGGTCTCCTACCCTCAGCACGGTGTCATCATCTACGACACCGACGGCTGCGCAGACCTCTCGGGCGCGTCCAACATCGCCGGAGCCACCCTGCAAATCGTCGCCCCGTCCTTCTGCACGGGTGTTGACTTCTGGATTCTGGGCCAGCAGGTGCAGGGCAACTCCATCCTCACGGTGAACTCGGGCGGCAACATAATCACCATGACCATCACGCAGGCCGGTGTCTTGACCGCGACGGTCGGGGGAGTGCTCGCCGCAACTGCCACAATGGTCAACGACGGCTACTGGCATCACGTCGGCATCGTCTGCAACACCTCCTCAGTGCCCCAGCTCTACTGCGACGGCGTGTTCTACTCCCTCGGGCTGTCCTCGACGCAACTCGCCGCAGGGTCGCTCTACGTCGGCGCTAACGCCTCGGGCGTGGCTTCCTACAACGGGCAAATCGACGAAATCGTGGTCTCGAACAACGCCAGCACCTCGACCCTGCCCCAAGAGGTACAGCAGCGCTACCGAGCCGGAACGCTCCTGCAACTGGGCTACCCCGTCACGACAAGCAAGGTGCTCTCGGGCGACCGCATCGCCGAGATTCTGACCCTGGCAGGCATGGGCACGATTACGGGCGGCAGCATCTCCGCCCTCGCTACGGTCTCTACGGCGACGAGCTCAAGCTACCTGCCGAACACCCTGCTCATCTCGAACGCCTACCAGAGTACGAACGCCTACGTCGCAGGCTCATCGAGCAACGGCTACGCAGCAGTCGAGCCCTACTACTGGGATAGCCCCGTGACCACCTCGACGGCGCTGGACTTGATTCAGCAGGTGACGGACACCGACATTGGCTCGTTCTTCCAGTGGCCTGACGGATCGCTGCACTTCTTTACGCAGAACTACTACGGCACCTGGTCGTTCACCCCGAACACCCCACCAGCCGCGCCGACGTACTCATGGACACCGCGCACGTTCTCCTCCTCGGGAACGCTGAGCGATGACAACTCGGGCTACGCCTACGACGCAACCTCGCTGGACTGGGTGCTCGACGATGCCGACACCTGGACAACGGTGCGCATCACCCCACAGTCCGGCGTAGACCAAATCTACGAGAACACCTCAGCCGAGAACCGATGGGGCTTCTCGACCCTGAGCAAGTCCTCGACGGTCTCCACCTCGCTCAACGACGCACTCTCGGCGGCGTACTTCCTCGGTTACATCTTCCGTGGCCCACTGCCCCGAGTGAACAGCGTCCGGCTGATGAGCGAGACCGGCAACGGTGCGAACGTGAGCCTGCAGTTGTCCGTGAACTTCGGCGACGTTGTGACCTTTAAGCGCACGATGCCGAACGCTGCCGGAGCCGGCGTGGTGAATCTGCAGATGGCTATCGAGAGCATCGAGCACGAGTTTCAGGCTGAGCCTGGCTACTTCCACACCACCTACACACTCGACCCGTACCCCGTGAGGTCATAATGGTTATCCGCAACACCTCGACCTACGGCGCAACGCTCACCTCACTCGGCGACGGACAGGACGGCTCGTTCTGGCGACAGGGTGGCGTGTGGTCATCGGGCACACCCACGAACACGGGTGTCGGGCTGACCAACGCCTACGCAGGTGGACTGCTCACCTCGGTCACGGTCTCGGGAGGGTTTAACACCTACCTCGTGCTGTTCTCGTTCGCCCAGACCTTGAGCGCGGCATCAGCATCGACGCAAATCTTCGCCGGCCTCAGCCTCAACGCCTCGGCAGTGCCGTTCTACGCCTACCAGATTGGCGACGTGACCACGACCAGCGCCAACGCCTTCTCGGGGGCGTACATCTACCAGCCCAATGCTCTCGGGCAGGGTGTTGGCTTGCAGTCGTTCTCGCTCAACCTTTACTCGAAGCTCGGCACGGGAACCGCAACCGCCGCTTTCGGATCTATCACCGTCATCGGCATTAACTAAGGAGAAACATGGCAGACACTCGACAGGCAATCGTCGCATGGGCCCACTGGCTCATGGAGCACAAAGCCGAGATGAACTACAGCGAAGGCCCAGCGCGTATGAGCGCCATCGGTGTCTGGCCCCCGAAGTTCCCCATTGACTGCGACTGCTCAGCGTTTGTGACGCTCTGCTACTGGCTCGCTGGCGCAGATGACCCGAACGGTCAGCACTACGACCATGAGGGCTACACCGGCACACTGCTTAGCCACGGGCTCATCATCCCCCGTGAGCAGGTGCAGGCCGGCGACGTTATCGTTTATGGCCCTGGAACCGGCTGGCACACCGCCCTCGTCGTTGAGCCAGGGCACGACCCCCTCACTATCTCGATGGGCCAGCAGGGAGACCCGAGCCTCGTCTACGTCAGCCAAGACGGTCGCCAGCCCCAGACCTACCTGCGCTTCCACACCGGCGCAAACAAGGTGCGCACCCCCCACGAACTTGACAAGCCCGTTGTCAAAGTTGCCGAAAGTGCAAGCGTAACTGCTCCAAAAGTGCAGCCGGTAGCCACCGCCGAGCCGAAGCCCCAGCCGCCGGTCGAGCCTGCGCACATCGAAGCGAAGCCAGAAGCCACGCAGAGCGCCCCAGTTGCCCCTCACGAGGCCGAGAGCGCCGAGGCTGTCCACTCGGGCCCGATTGCCAAGATGGAGCACCTCATCGAGGAAATCATCGAGGGGCCTAAGTCATGATTGCTTTGAGCCTCAACACCGCTAACTGGTGGATTAACTTCATCGTGAGCATCGGCTTCCTCGTCGGCATCGTCTGGGGTGGCTTCAAGACCATCAACCAGATCCGCGTCTTCGTCCACCACAAGGTCGCGGTCAAAGCCTCCGACCTCGCCTCCGAGCGCCTGGCTGCCGAAATCGAGGAAATCAAGAAGCAGTACCGACCTAACGGCGGCTCCTCCATGCGTGATGCCATCAACCGCATCGAAGCCGCAGTCCTGCGCCTCGACAACAAACTCGACATCGTGCAGACTGAGCTCGACAAGCACCTGGGCGCTCACAAGGGCCTTTAACGCTCGCTCCATCAACCATTAGCAAGGATAATGCTCGCTATGAAGCGCGAAAGTCACTGGCAGTTCCATCCAGCCGTCCGAACAGGTAACGAGCGCACCCTCGGAGAACGCGCCGCCGACGCTATGAGGCACGGCATGGGGAGTTGGCCCTTCGTCTTCGGCTTCGTCTGCCTGATGGCGACGTGGATGGTCTACAACGTCGAGACGGGCCACCCGTTTGACCCCTACCCCTTCATCTTGCTCAACCTCGCCCTCTCCACCCTGGCAGGTTTGCAGGGAGCCATCTTGCTCATCGCCGCCAAGCGAGCCGACCGCATCTCGTCGGAGTTGGCGAAGTACCACCTCGAAGTCAGCGAAGCCACGCGCCAGATGCTCGCCGAGCACCGCGTCATGCTCGAAGAACTGCGAAAGGCGAACTAGTGCACACCTGGCTCCTTGTTCTGCTCTACTCGGGCATCGGATCCGTGTGCATGATTCTTCGCGACGTGCTCAACACCGTGCTCACCAAAGCCATCTCGCAGGGCCGGCACAAACTTGCCGGCAACATGGACGGGTTCTCGGACATCGTGAACATCGTCCTCGCCTCCTTCTCGGGTGTCCAGTTAATCCACCTCGGTTGGCGTGGCTGGCTGGGCATCCTCCCCATCGGGCTGGTCGGGAAACTGACCACCGAACACGCGACGAAGTGGTCGCAGGAAAACCTCTAACCCCCTAAGCAAAGGAAACCCATGTCAGTAAGCATCTCCAACCTCGTCGCCCCAAGCATTACGCCCTCGACAACGTGGCTGGTCGGCCCCATCGCCTCAGGCTTCAAAACTGGCGAGACGTTCGAGGTCTACAGCCTCAAGGGTCTCTACCAGGTAGACGCAACCGGCGCGATGACTACCATCCCCCTCGGCGCCTCGGGCCCGTTCGTGCTCAAGATTGACAACGAGCAAATTCTCTGCTCGGCGGCGAACTACGACACCAACCACGTCACGGTCTACTCGTCCTCACTCGGCAACGGTCGCGGCTACGCCTCCACCACCATTGCAGCCCACACCCCAGGCGGCTCGACCACCGGACAGGTGCAGCTCGTCTCGACCTCGGTTCAGGGCGGCGTACCTTCAGCCGGTGGCACGGTCACGCTGACCTCGGGCACGGCAGTCCAGAACACCGCCTCGACCTGGGCGACCTACTACGTCGTTATTACTGGTGGCACGGCTGGCACAGTGACGGTCGCGCTCGGATCTACGTCGGCAGCCTCCACGGTCATCTTCCCCGCCGTTGCCAATAACGCCGTGGTCTATTCGCAGGTAATCCCCGTCCGTGTTCCGTCCATGTGGTACCTGAAAGTCACCACCTCAGTCGCCACCATCAACTCTTCGACGGTCATCATCAACGACAGCCTCTAAGGAACCTAGATGTCCTACCCCTCATCCACCACCATCCGCTCCTACGCCGGTAGCGCTCAGCCGACCTACCTCGCCTCGACGCTCGCTGCTACCTACACGACGGGCCAGACCTTTACGCTGGGCTCTGCCTCGACGTGGTACGAGCTGGACTTTACTGGTGTGCTCACGACGAACCCTCTGGGCACGTCTGGGCCGTTCGTGGTGGACGTGGACTTCGGCTCGGCGACTGAGGAGAAGATTCTCTGCTCGGCGCTGAACCCGTCCACGGGGGTAGTGACAGTCTGGACTGACGGAACGCTCAACGGGCGAGGCTACGACGGCACGACCGCCCAGGCACACTCGGCTGGCAACGGCACGAACTTCAACGTGTTCCCCGTGGCGACGGCGACCGAAAGCCTACAGTTCAACAAGCAAATCGCCTCAAACGCCTACCAAATCTCTGCCGAGGTCACACGAGCTGAGGGGGCTGAATCAACGCTCAGCACCGCCATCTCTGCCGAGACCACACGCGCGGAGGCCGCCGAAGCAACCAAGTTGCCTCTCGCTGGTGGCACGATGTCGGGCGCTATCGCTATGGGTGGCAACGCCATCACTGGCGGCGGCGAAATCGTAGGCACAGACCACAAAGCCACGGGCCTCACGGGTGCAACGGCTGGCGCTCGCTTCGTCGGCGCAACCACTAACGGCGCACCGACCTCCGGCACGTTCGTCACGGGCGACTTCATCGTTGACCAGTACGGCAAGTTCTGGGTCTGCACGGCAAGCGGTACGCCTGGCTCATGGGCTTCGGCTGGCAACGGCACGGTCGGCACGACCGGCGCAGTCACGGCGGCAGGCTCCACGCAGACCTCTGCAGGCGCTCTGGCGTACAACTACAACATCGTCTCGGGCGCTACGGCTACGACCAACGGCGGCGCAGGCACTGGCGTTGAGTTGCCTTACATCTCCGCAACGGGTCAGGCGGTCTGGGTAGACAACACCGACAGCACTCACTGGCTGAAATTGTACCCCAGCACCGGACAAAGCATCGACGAGGCTGGCGCGAACAACCCCGTCTGGATTGCACCGAAGGCGTACTGGCTCGGCATCGTCGAGACCACCGGATCGTCGGGCAACTGGGCCTCGGCTGTTCCCTCGTTTAACACGGACGGGAACGGTCGCCTCTCCGTGACTTACTCCAACGGGCAAATCACGTTCGGGCTGTCCAGCGTGACTGGCTCGGGCTCGACAGTTGTTCTTCAGGCCAGCCCCAGCATCGGCACTCCCAGCCTTGACCGCCCGACCATCGGCCTCGTCTCTGGCTCGACTCCGGGGTATCTCCAATACCAAGCGAACACGATGGGGACCTACGTTCAACTTCAGCCGACGACGGCAGGCTCGGCATCGACCACATACGTCCTCAATATCCCTTCGGGGCAGAACGACACCTTCACTCTCAACGCCGCGACCCAGACGCTCACGAATAAGACGCTCACCAGCCCGACCATCTCAGCAATTCTTAACGGCGGCGGGACCCTTCAGTTGCCAACGTCGAACGACACCCTTGTCGGTCAAGCAACCTCGGACACCCTGACGAACAAAACCATCAACGGGTCGAACAACACCATCACCAACATCTCGCTCTCGACGGGTGTGACCGGTTCTTTACCAGTCGCTAACCTCGCTGCTGGGTCGGTCGGGCAATACATACAAACCGGTCCGAGCGGTGTTGGCTGGGCCTACGGTCCCGTAGCGGCGACTACAACAACCTCGGGCCTTATCCAATTGGCGGGCGACCTCAGCGGCACATCGACTAGCCCGACCGTCGTATCTGTGGCTCACGTCACGACGGGAACACTGCCAGTAGCGAACGGTGGCACGAACCTCACCGCCGTCGGCTCTAACGGCACGGTGCTGACCTCGAACGGCTCGGCGCTCTCCTACGTCACCCCAGTCGCCATGACCCCGCCAGCGTTGAATGGACTGAAGGCGTGGACGTATGACGCGGGCACGAACACGGTGGCGACGGGTGGTCTAACGCTGACGACCGGCGTGGTCTATTTCATGGCGGTCTACCTTCAGGCAGGCGTGACGTACTCCAACGTCTACGTCATCACCGCCACGGGTGTCGGTAGCAGTTACGTCACGGTCGGCCTCTACAGCGCCACGACGCAGTTGGCTGTCACGGGTAACATCGCCACGACCACGACCAACACGCAGGCTTCCGGCAGTTTCGGCACCGCCTACACCCCGACCACCTCGGGTGTCTACTGGCTCGGCATAATTACAAACTCGGCGGCGGCGAGTCACCTGTTCGCCTTTAACCAGGCGACGGCGGCAGCCATCAACGTCGGCCCCAACACAGTCGCGGCGAACACCCTCAACCAGCGTTGCAGTACGTTGACCGTAGCCTCGCTTCCCACGACCATCTCGGGAACCCCAGCAGTTAGCGGCTCGCCCATCTGGGTCGGTCTGGCATGACCTCACGCAAGAATTACACGCGCCCCTATTTCGGCGCAGGCTTCATCGGCTGGTTTCTCGGCAAGGTCGGTTTCAAGGCTTCCCCTGGCACAGTTGAGGGCACGTTCTACGGCGCTAGCGTTGCTAGCACATTTGCCAGCGCAACCGTCGAGGGCACGTTCTACGGATCTACGGTGCGCGGCACGTTCTACGCCGGCAACGTCGAGGGCATGTTCACTTCCGCTACTACGAAAGGCACGTTTTACGCATGAGCTCCTACACCTTTTTCGAGGGCGCTGTAATCAGGGCCACCACCACCGATTACCCCTTCACCAGCATCTCGGGCACGAAAGTCAACCCCGACATCGTGACGCTTCAAGTCTCGGTGCAAGGGCAGACCTCCACGACTTACACCTGGACGAACGGCTCGGGCGACCCCTCGGGCACCATCGTCAACGACAGCGCCGGAGTGTTCCACGCCGACCTCGCTACCACGGGTCTCGCTGGTGTCTGGTCGGTCATCTGGTCGGGTCAGCCCTCTAGCGGTACGGACACGACGCACACCTCTGCGGTCTGGCAGGGAGAGGTCACGGTTTCGCCAGTTGGTTTCTGATACACTCAGGGCTGTGCATAACCTGAGGAGGAACTGTGGCAGTTGACCTATCGGAGTTTTACGAGAAGCCCACGCAGAAATGTGTGGTCGGGAGATTCATCGACGAACTCCCCGAGGATGACCGCGAGACGATTTTAGCGGCTATCGAGATGCCCGACATCACCGCGTCAAGCATCCACCGCGCCTGTGAGCGCCGAGGGGCGCAGTTCCGCGTGAACTCCACGCGCCTGCACTGCCGAGGGGAGTGTGTATGTGCGCGGATCTAAGCGAGTTTGAGTTTCGCCAAGAGAAGACCGTCAAGTCCTCCGTCGAGGTCGGGCCCGACGGCGGCGAGTTCCAGACCGGCGAACTCTACGCCCCCATCGAACTCTCGGTGGACTGGGATTCAATCCTTGAGGGCTTCGGGCTTGACCCTGCCGTGTTCTACGTTGTCGATGACACGGTGCGGATGTCCAAGTGGCAGCAGTCCAAGCGCACGGAATCAGGCGACCGAGACGTGGTCTGGCTCTACTCCTACAGGGCGAGGTTCGCCCGACGAACGCCCCAGGCGACTGAGGCCGACGTTGACGCACTTCGCGCCAAGATAGACAAGTGGCGACCGAAGGCAACCAAGCCCACCAGCGACGCTGAGCCCTGCACGTTCCTCATAAACTGGGCCGACTGGCAGATAGCCAAGTCGGAGAACGGTGGAGTGGCGGCGACCGTCGAGCGTGTCCAGCAATCGTTCGAGGACTGCCTCGCTCGCATCAAGGAACTGCGCAAGGCCGGCAGGAACATCGAGAAAGTCGCCATCTTTAACTGCGGCGACCCTATCGAAAATTGCTCCGGCAACTATGCGAGCCAGACCTTCACCGTCGAGCTCACGCTCAGGGCGCAACTAAACCTCGTCCTTGACCTGTGGACGCAGGGAGTGGCGGCGCTCGACCCCGACATATTCGCCTCAGTGCTCTGCAATCACGGCGAGTGGACGCGCAACGGTGGCTCAAAGGCGGTCACGTCTGACAGCGACAACGCTGGCGGCTACCTGGCTGACACCTTGCAACGAGTGTTCGGCAACGCCGGCCCGAGTGAGTGGCACATCGCCCACGACGAGATGGTGCAGATGGTCACGCTCTCCGGTGTTCCGGTGGCGATTACGCACGGTCACAAGATAAGCGGCAAGGAGCACGAGTGGCTCCGAGGGCAGTCTCAGCGCCTGCAGTACGAGACCGGCGTGATGCCTCGGCTCTGGGTGACGGCGCACCGCCACCACCTAGCGGTCGATGACTTCGGGCCGTTCTTCCGCTTCCAGTGCCCCAGTCTCGACGGCGGATCTAAGTGGTTCTCCGACATGACCGGCAAGTGGTCTACCCCTGGCACTCTCACCATGCTGGTCGGCAACCACGACCAAAAGGGCTGGTCAGACCTCGCAGTCCTATAGACGGACAAACACACGGGGGCGAGGTGTACCATAGACACCTATGGCTAACCTCATCTACCAATGCGACAAGTGCTCGAAGATGATTCTTCTGAGCTCGGGGGCGCTAGCAAACATCCCCTTCAACCGACTGCCGAACCTCGTCCTAGAGGCCGACAGTCACAAGTGCATAAAGAAAGCAGCAGCATGAGCAATTACTACAAGAACATCATCCGCACCTTCGTTCCGGTGTTGGTCGGATCCGTCATCGCCTACCTCACCAAGTTGGAGAAGCACGTTCCGGCTGGCGAGTTGGCTATCCTCCTGCCCGTCATCTCGACGGTCTACTACGGCATCGTCCGTCAGCTCGAAGTCAAGTACCCCAAACTGTCGTGGCTCCTCGGCGCTCTGCCGGTGAAGGCCGCAGGCAAGACCCCGACCGAGACCCCAGCCAAGTGAGCCCGATTCCCCAGCCAGGCGACATTGGCTTCGCCCACTCGAACGGAATCATGGGTAAGGCCATCCGCTTCGGCGAGCGCCTGCGCTGGGGAGTGAAGCCCTCTCACTGGAACCACGCTTTCATCGTAGACACGGTGGAGCACGACGGCGATGAGTGGGTAGTCACCATCATCCAAGCCGAGCCCTCTGGCGTGACGCAGGGCAAGCGCATCGAGACCGTGGGCGACTACATCCTCGTCGAGCCTTTGCCGACCCACAGCCGCTCCGACATCCTTGCCTTCGCCCGTGCGCAGGTCGGTAGTCACTACGGCTGGGGGAGCATCGTGTCAAACGTCCTGGACATCCTCACGCCTAACTGGTTCCCGTCGTTTCGCTCGCAGGATTCATGGATATGCTCAGCTCTGGTCGCCGAGGCTCTGCGCTACGGCGGCTGGCTCCAGGACTGGGGCGACATTTACATCGTGACCCCAGCGCAGTTATTCTCGGCGTACACAGTTACACCCTAAAATGGTGGTGCGGTCTCGTACCGTTCCTTCCTCAGGACAAAGAATCCCCTCGGCTTTGATGCACTCAAACCGCCGAGGGGATTTCTTTTTTTAATACTTGCATTGTCCTACGCTAGGACAGTAAGGTCTAAGCATGAACCTAAGGAGGAAGCATGGCAACAGCCAAAGGGCTAGTCGTAAGTTCGTGGAACGGGCTAGAGCGTGGAGACCCCGTGAAGGTGGCTTTCCAACGTGGCTCGTTCACCTTTTACTCAGCCCGTTTGAGTGAAGACGGCGAGTGCCAGTGGGTGACGTGCATCGGTGGAACGTGGCAACACTCCAAGTACCGGCACTTCATCCCTAGCCTCGTAACCCCCATCAAGAAGAAAGAGAACGCATGAGCATCCGAGACACACTTACACAGTACGGCTTCAGGGTCGTAGACACCGACGAAGATGCAGAGGTCTGGTGCATCGAGGGCAACGACTACAACGCCTACGTCCAACTCGCAGTCGGCGACGGCGTGATTCAGGCGGTCAAGATGCCCCTGGACAGCGAAGTCAAGACAACCGTGGTGCACTTCAACTCCGTCTGCGACGAGCTCACGGATCTGCTGGGGAAGTGGTCTAATGTCACACCTATCGGTTCTAATTGAGGAGCGATTGGGCGAACCTGTAGTAGCCTTCATCGCAGCAGAAAAGTCGCGAGGACTGTCCTATCGAGAGATAGCGCAAAGCCTCACGAACGAGACCGGCGTATCGGTCTCAAAATCATCGGTTCACTTGTGGGCCACTAACCCTGAGGAGGGAAAATGAAGTTGGTATTAGAACTCGACGCTAAGCAGTACGCGCTGCTTATCACGTCGCTATCGCAGGCCAAGACTGCCTGCAAGCAGCTCGACTGGGCTGACCGTGTTGAGAGCATTGACGAACTGACCGACTATGTTCGCGACAACGTGGACTTCAAGTTCGAGGCGGTGGCGTAATGGCTAAGGACTTCAAGGGCCCACTGGACTACATCGACGTAGCCACGCGCATCGTCGAGTTCCGCGAGAAGTTCCCGAACGGATCGCTTCAGCAGGTGGACATCAAGTTCATCGACTTTGCCAACAAGTCGTGGGTGGTCTACACGGCTGCGGCGTACCGCACTCCCGACGATGAGCGTCCAGGCATCGGCACGGCGTGGGAGCCCGTACCTGGGCCGACCCCGTACACCCGAGACAGCGAAGTCCAGAACGCTGAGACCGCCGCATGGGGTCGAGCGATGGTCGCAGCCCTCGCCGTCGACACGAAGAAGGGCATCGCATCCAGCGAGGAAGTGCGCAACCGCCAGCAGGTCGCTGAGCGTCCGGCGGCAAACCCCCTTAGCGACAGCCAGAAGAAGGTGCGCGAGTTGCTTCTCAAGAGCCACCCCGACACCGCCGACCGTAAGTTCTACCTCGAAGCAAAGGCTGGGCGGTCACTCGCTGGGCTGTACGAGCTCACCGAGGAAGAGTGCAGTGCAATTATCAACGAACTCAACAAAGAGGAGACAAACTAATGGCTGATGCCACCATCACACTCGTCGGGAACATCACCCGAGACCCAGAGATCCGCTTCCTTGATTCAGGAACGGCGGCGGCGAAGTTCAGCATCGCAGTAACGCGCAAGTGGAAGGACAAGCGAGGCGAGCCCCAGGAGCAGACCTCGTTCTTCGACTGCTCGGCGCTGGGCACGATTGCCGAGAACATCCAGAACAGTCTCCGCAAGGGCGACCGCGCCATCGTCACGGGAACGCTCGAACAGCGCTCCTACGATGACAAGGACGGCAACAAGCGCAGTGTGACCGAGGTGAAGGTCGAAGCGTGTGGCCCCGACCTGCGCTGGGCGACGGCGCAGACCAACCGCTCCACCCCTGCCAACTCCTACGCCGTCAAGAGCACCGCAGAGGAGGCGTGGTAATGGCGACCACCTCGGAAGGCGTGAAGGCGATTCTCGCAGGGCTCATTGAGAACTACGGCGACATTGAACTCACCCCAGCAGACGCAGAGACGGTCTACGGAGGCACGAAGGGCGGCAAGGTCAAAGACCTGAGCCAGCACAACCTGCTGCAGTACGCCCTGCTCCACGCCCACCTACAGATTCAGGGCCTCATCGCCCAAATCGAAGCCAGCCAGCGCCCGAACCGTGCTCAGCGTCGAGCTGCGGAGAAGAAGGGCCTGCTGCTCCCCTAAGTCGTGTCCCCCACGAAACAAGGAAGCCCCACGGGTGTTCTTCCACACCTGGCAACCTGCGAGACCGGCTCCTTCGGGGGCCGGTTTCTCGTTTCTAAAAATCCTTGCGCAACGTGGATCCGAGCGAGTAGGGTGAAGCCGTGCACGTTGCACAGTTCTGAGGAGGACAAAATGACTAAATTACCCATCGACCGTAAGGGCGGCATCGCTCTCACCTACGTCACCGGCATCGTGACCGGCTGGCTGACCGAGGCGGCGAAGACCCACGGCTTCACGACCACCGCCAACCCTCTCTGGTGCATCGGCGCTGGATGCCTCGCCGCCGTCGCTATGGCAACCCTGCTCGCATGGATTACGGAGTGAACGCCTGCTACGGCGTGGACGTTCGCATCTTCTACTCCACGCAGTCCAAGTTCCGCCGTCGAGCCCTAGCACTGTGCAAGAACTGCACGTTGCAAACCGCCTGCCTAGAGCGAGGCCTCAAGCACGAGGAGTTTGGCATCTGGGGAGGCACTACGCCCGAGCAGAGGGTCGAGATACGCAAAGAGCGAGGCATCACCGTCGAGCGCCCCGAGGTCATCGTGCAGGAACCTCACCGAGGCTGTGGCACGAACAAGGGCTACGTCTGGCTTCACCGTCGACGCAAGATAGACCCGACCATCCCAGCCTGCAAGAAGTGCCTGCTGGCGCACTACGACTACAACTTCAAGCGCGAACGGACGATGGCCTCATGAAGGTTCACAAGTTCCCCAACCCTCTCTGCCGAGGCAAGACGCAGGTGTTCTACCCACCAGAAGGCACGGAGAAGGGCATCAGGATGCTCCTAGAGGCGCAGGCGAAGTTACTGTGCCAGGAGTGCCCCTACCAAGAGCCCTGCCTTCAGATGGGCCTAGAGAACGAGGTCTATGGCATCTGGGGCGGAGCGACGGCCTCTGAACTTCGACAGATCCGCAAGGAGCGCCACATCACCATCGCCCGAGAGCGTCGAGATGTCGAGGAGCGCATCAGGCACCCGTACTGCGGAAGCGAGCAGGGCTACCTCTACAGCCTAGAGATGGAGTTCTATTGCGAGGACTGCGAGCGAGCCCACGCCACCTACGAGCGGCGCGTGGCGAAGCTCATCTCCTACGACCCCGAGGGCTTTCACCCGAGTTGCGGCACGGACTACGGCTACCAGTTGCTTGCACGTCAGGCAGCGCTCCTGGGCGGATCTAAGGCCGGTCACAAGGTTCGTTGTGTAGCCTGTCGCAAAGCGCACTCGGACGCATGGAACGCGGCCCGTGAGCGCCGCCGGAAGGGGGAGAAGTAGTGGTATCATTAAAAGAGCGAGAGGCGCAGGGTAGTCACCCCCTACGCCCCTCTCGAGCAACACCTAGCGGACAGGAGTCACTCGTGCAAGCGAGTCTATCAAAACGAAATCACCGCTTTGCGGTCATCCCTGAGTGGATTCTTTACCACCCTGAACTGAGCACAACCGCCGTTCGGATATTCGGAGTTATCGACCGATTTGTCGGAGCGAACGAAGCGGCGTGGCCCTCACACAAGACCATCGGCAAGACAGTTGGCGTGTCTGCGGACACCGTGAAGCGAGCCATCAACGAGCTCATTAGGGTCGGCGCAGTCCTAGCAATTCGCCAAAAAAGGCAGGACGGTTCCTACACTTCTTCGGAATACTACATCTGGCCTAAGAGCGCTGAGATGGGTGCAACCGTGCACTATGGTCAGGGCAATTATGCACTAAGGGATAGTGCAGATTTGCACTATGGTCAGGGCAAAAATGCACTAACAAGAAGGAGTATCAATGAAGGAGAGACAACTAAGGAACAACAGTTAACTTCTGCGTCGCCGTTGGCGAGCGCGGAGGTGCTCGGTCTCATCGACCTGTTCCAGTCTCGTCTCAACGACAACGGCCTTCCTAACTTCAAGGTGACGAAGGCCCAAGTCAACGGTTTCCAGGCGATGCTGCGAAGCAACGACCTCGAGGAACTGACCGACATCCTCGAGTGGGCGATGCAAGATTCGTTCTGGCTCGCTGTGATTCTCACGCCGCTCACTTTCAAGAAGCACTATCCCACCCTGAAATCACGATTCAAGAACGACAAACTAACCAAACTTCGCGATTGGGCGAAGAACGCTGAGGAGGACTACCAATGGTAATGACACCAGAACAAACGCTCAAGGTCGTAGGGCACTTGATGGGATCTAACAACCGAGTGCCGCAAGACGCAATCGTGAACGCGTGGCACGACACGCTGAAGAACCTCGACTACGACCTCGTTGTCTCAGCAGCTCGTAAGTGCAAGGCAACGATGACGGAACTCCCGAACTCGGCTCAGTTCCTGGCAGTCTGCGCCGAAATCCTTACCGGCCCTATGCCGGACGAGAACGAAGCACTCCGAGAGGTGCAACAGGGCATCAACTCATGGGGCCGAGACAACGAGCCGAAGTGGACGCACCCTGCCATCGCTAAAGCCATCGAAGGAATCGGCTGGCGAAACCTGTGCAACAAGGACGCCGACTTCTGGGCCATCGAGTTCCGTAAGGCTTACAAAATCTCCGAGGGCCGTTACGTTCGGGAAATCCAGCAGACGATGCTTGAGGGAGTGAACGCCGCCGTCGCTCTCGACACCGAAAGGAAGCAGGCTCTCGAGAAGGCAAAGGCCGGAACGCCGGAGCTCGAGGCCGGCGAAGCCCCAGACCTTGAGGAGGTCAAGCGCAAGAACCGTGAAATCTTCCGGCTCGGGCTAGGCGATGCCTTCGACCCTGACAAAGGAGACGATGATGGGGAGGCAGGAGTTCCGGCGCTGGTGTAGTCTCAAGACGTGAAGATTCCCTCGGCAGACAACCCCCAGGAGCCAGACAACTTCCTTCTGCTCATGTCGTACTGCTTCGAGCATGGCATCTCCATCAACGCAAACCCGATGGGCCAGCGCCTCGCCATCATGGGAACCGACAGCCCCGAGACGATTGGCTGGATAGTCGCCCACTACGAGCAAGCGGCGCACTGGCTCCCTGGCATCTGCGACGGCTGCGAGCGCTGGTGTCTTACTCGCACCGAGGCCTACTGGGGAGCGCATCCGCACTTCTGCAACAAGTGCCTCGCGTGGACTATCCGCTATTTCGAAGCAAACGGCAAGTGGCCTGAGGGCAACTGGTTCCCTGACGAGAAGTTTGAGCTCGACGAACCTGAATTACCGGACGAGGAGGGCAATGAAGAGATCTAAACTGAACCCCGTCTCAAAGAAACGCCAAGCCCTCAACGTGAAGCGCCGGATGTTCGTCCACCAGATTCTCGAACAGCGCCCCGAGTGCGAGGCTCGCATCGAGCGCATCTGCTCACACTACGCTTCTGACGTGCATGAGATACTGACCCGAGCCCGAGGTGGCTCCATCCTTGACGAGGAGAACGTCCTCGCCCTCTGTCGCAACTGCCACACGTTCATCACCGGACACCCAGCCTTTGCTCAAGAGCACGGCTTCACCGTCCACTCATGGGCAACGTCGGCAGACCTCATCGCAGCACAACGAGCAAGGGAGATGTATGGCTACCAGGGATAGACGGATTCACCTCGGCAAGTGGGGAATCTACGACCTCAGCATCGTGAGCAGTCAGCGCCACTCGCGCAAGGAGAAGAAGCGCATGAAGGCCCGAGCGAAAGAGGCCGGCATCGAGTTCATCATCGACCAGTGGCTCAGCCGTAACCAATTCCCCGAGGAGGGCACGGATGGCAACTGACCCCCTGTTCGGCAAAGCGGCGTGGAAGAACTCGATGCTAGAGAAGGACTTTCATGAGCAGGTCGCTCACCTCATGCGGCTTGAGGGCTGGTCGGTCTACTCCGTGCCGGACAGTCGACGTGTCTCGCTCGCTGGCTACCCCGACATCACTGCCTGGCGTGGCACTCGGCTCATCTTCGCCGAGCTCAAGCGTGAGAAGGGTCGCACCTCGCCAGCCCAAGACGAAGTGCTCGCGGATCTACAGCAAATACCCTGCGCCGAGGTCTACATCTGGAAGCCCAGCGACTTCGACCGCATAGTAGAGTTAGTACGGAGGACAAAGTGATACTGGTCTTTATTATTCTTGCCGTCGGGCTTGCCCTCTACCTCTGGGGAGACAAATGAAGAACGCCGACCGCCTCATCCGTGACCGCCGCATCATCGAGAAGTCTCTAAGCCGACTGACCGACGGCGTGATGCTTGACCTCTGCCGACGAGCTGGCACGAGGGCCGAGAAGGACGCTACCCCTTCCGGCCCCAGGGCGAGGGGAACGCACTCCGACCCGACCCTCTCGGCAGTCGTTCGCAAGATGAGCGAGGCCGACATTGCCGACCCCATCTTCGATTCCGTGCGCGACATCTCACGCCTGCTTGACGAGATGGCTCGCATGGCGCTGAAGGTCGATGACCTCGTGCGCTTCGTGCAGACCGGCAAGGAGCGAGCGAAGAAGGCCGAACTCTCTGAGTGCAAGACCTGTGGGCGCATCGTGGAGAACACGCCAGCCGACCGGATCCGCTCAGGGATGTGCACCGCCTGCTACCACGCCACTCGACGGGCAAAAGCCCAGTAATTGCAAGGCGCAAAAAACTTTAAAAAAATGCTTGACTTGTCCTACGCTCGGACAGTACGCTCTAGGTATCGGCAAAGCGCCGAAGTTCTGAGGAGGACACATGGAAGCAACTTGGTACAAGCGCAACGGACACATCTACCTGCAGCCGGAACGGGTTGGGGTATCGCTCCAGGAGGCGCAGGCAGTCATCGCAAAGTTCCGCACGGCAACCGCCGAGATTCGTGAAGACGGCAACGTCTACGTCATGAGCGCCGACAAGGAAGCCATGAAGGTCAAGATGGCCCTCGCAGGTGAGAACATCGGCTTTACCGAGAGCATTTCCTTCACCGGCATCCGCATCAACAGCCGAACGCTCGACGTGAGCCAAGAGCAGAAGGACTTTGACCTCGCCGACCTGAAGAAGGCAGGTGCATGATGAGCAAGCCCACGACCAAGCCCATCGCCTACGGTCTGTTCACCCACGGTGTCTGGCAAATCTTCTGCCCCGAGTGCTGGGCGAAACTGTTTGGCTGGTTCCGTGATGCCGACGCTGATCTCATTGACGGCAACGGCGACACCGTGACCTGCCTCGGCTGTGGGAAGGAGTGCAAGTGACACCGGAACAGCGCCAAGAACTACGAGAGAAGCACCGGCAGTACGGCTCCTACTGCTTCGCCTACGCCCTGGCTCTCGGTTGCTGGGCGTTCTTGTTCGGGGTCTGCACCTA